TTTGTTTTGGTTCCGTTCGCAGAAGTGACAAATACATCATAGACATATCGTCCTTCCGCCAAGGTTCCAGTGACAGCATCAGTCATAGCAAGTCTCAATTTTCCTTTAGACCTATCAACAAAGGTGACATCAAAGTCATATTTTTTTGTTGCGGTATAGTGCTTCCGCATCTCACTCGATGCGGTATATCCAAGGAGATTGAGAGGAGACTGATCCTTATTCCTTACAGTAAAGTTTACTTGAAAGTCTGTTCCCTGCTCTAGGTTCAGATTCAAAGGTACTGCTGCCATTATAATCTACACTGGTTTTTATATATTTATAAATTATCCTCCATACCATTTATTTTAATTTTTTTTGACGGAACAAGTTGTTCTGATAGTTTGTCTCGTAAAGAATTAATCCTATCCTCATCAAAATGAGCAAAGTTAGGATACTTCTCTACCTTCTTATAATAATGCAAAGCATTTTGGATGATCGTAAAATCTTCTAGGGTCAATTCAAAATTCATATTTATTTCTACTCTTCCATAACTCTAAAAAGTAACGATCCACCTGATACAATTCACTCATACTGGGTGGAACTTCATCGGTATCTATAGACCATTTGTTGCAAAGTTCTCTCATTTCTAGCGTGATGCCAGATGGTCTAAACATTCTACCGAAAGAAGACATAGCAAACGCAAATCTCATTCTAATGCGCTGTTCCATTTCCTCTGTAGGCGTCAGTTTCATAATAGTTATTTTCACCTTTTCTGTGCCCGAAATATGCGGTGGCACATAGAAACGGTAGTGTTCCGAAAAGTAGGACATGTGCTAGGGTCATCTTACGTTGTGTCCTCCAAACATATACCTCATTCCATTTAAGATTTTGTTTGCATATTGCCCAAGTTTTCGTGAGTTAAATCTCTCAAATAATGCTGCAGAAATAACAGGAGTGGGTACGCCAAGATCCACAGCAGCGTGAAGAGTCCAACGACCCTCACCACTATCACTGACACCCCCGTCAAACTGTTTGAGATCGTCATTATCATGTCGTAATACATCAGCGGTAAGATCGAGCAACCAACTACCAACCACGCTACCACGACGCCATAACTCAGCCACTTCAACAGTGTCAATATCATACTGATAATCTTCTGGGGTATCCATCGGAGCAACCTCAGCATCACCTTCAGCAACGTACTTTGCCCCAGAATTAGCTTCATGCAGGATATTAAAGCCTTCGGCGTATGCTTGCATGATTCCATATTCAACTCCGTTATGAACCATCTTTACAAAGTGACCGGCACCAGGACCCCCACAATGTAACCAACCATACTCAGCACTGGTTGCTCTTGTGTAAGGGTCTGTGCGAGTGGCAGCGGCAATACCAGGTGCGAGTGCCCTGAAAATGGGGGCACAGACAGATACTGCGCCACTTGTACCACCAACCATAAGACAGTATCCACGGTCCAAACCATAAACACCACCGCTAGTGCCACAGTCAATATACTGGATACCCAATTTCTCAAGACGGAGTGCTCTCCTCCTCGAATCCTTAAAATTGGAATTGCCATGATCAATAATAATATCTCCAGCACTAAGTAATGGTAATAACTCATTGATAGTTTCCTCTACTAGTTCTGCTGGAATAACAAGTTGAAAGATACCAGGAGAAAAACCTTCCTCTCCAAATACACCGCGACCATTATGAATAATTTTGACAAGGTTTTCTAAGTCAGTAGTAACTCCACTGACGTAACCCTTTTCATATGCCTCTTCTGCTTTCTTATAATTTCTCCGATAACCCCAGGTTTCAATGCCTGCCTTCATCATACGGCGAGACATACCCTCGCCCATTCTACCTAAACCGATAATACCAACTTTCATTTTTTCTCCTGAATAGCAATTAAAGTTTCATACGGAATCCATGTAGGTTCTTCGTTTTTAAACTGAACTTGAACCTCTGTTATAACTTTTCGTAAATCTTTCCTGTAAGTTTGTCTGGTGTTTTTCACCACAGATATTGGATTGTTCATTGTTCTATTCCAAGTTCTTTTAGATAATCAATCCACCATTGCGGATTCTTTTGAGTTTTCCATTGTGGCACTTCCATACCTTTTTCAGAATAATATTCATATAAAACTCTATCGATAGTCTGTGCGATCTCCATATTCTTCTTCCTCCTCATCAACGTCTGCATATGCATCTGCCACGAAGGGTCCTCGTTTGCGTAGAGGTTCTTTTCCGACATAAGAGTTTTCTGTATTAACTGCAGATACCCACACAGCAAGTTTCATTACTATAAAAATAATAACCAGTGGTGTGAAGCAACCGATTAAAATTACTGGATTCATTCAATCCCTCCAGGCAACAGCACTCTGACTTCTTCTTTTTAGTTCTTCAATAATTTCTTCATACTCTTTGTACATTCTATCCCCAGGAATATAATGTCCTTGTTTATATTGAAGTGCTTCTATAATTACTGCGTACTCAGTTTTACTGAAATCGGGCATGAATTTTGTCATGGGTTTCTTGTTTGGTATTATGTATGGTTAAAGTAATGTATGGATATCCAACCAGGGTAATACTGGAGGAACTACTCCAATAAGTCGAAGAAGACCCTCAGCAAAAAGTGAGAGAACAACCCAACCAACACACATAGAGATAATTGAAGCATTACGATTGTGTTTTCGTATGGCATCATCAATCATCTCCTGCACTTGCTCTTCGGTTATGAACTTATGCTGTGCCATTTACTGGCCATTCATCTTCTTTGTCCATAGTTGTTAGTCGGTCTACCCATGTTACACCGCCTTCCATACCTAGGCAAGGATTTATGCAGGTTTCATCACCAAATTTATTGCAGACTAACCCTGCTAGATCAAGTTCATTACCTTTTTTGCCTGTGCCAGCCCAGTAATGTTCTCCGCCAATCCAAGTGGCACCGCACTTGGGACATTCCTTAGTCTGCATTCTTGATATACTCCTGAAAGGATTCTTTGAATTTGGCACGATCTATAAGAAGTTTTTTTCTTAGAGTTCGTTCCATAAATTTCATTCTAACTCTCAAAATAGAATACTTGAGTTGCAAGTCCAAGTATTTGACAAGGTTTAGAGTCTCATCATAACCCGAGTATATAACTAATGCTACAATTGTTAGCATTAGAAGATAAAAAAGAGTCATATAAATCTCCATATAAGATTATATAGAAGATATGATATTCCCAATTATCTAACTTCAAAGTCTAATCTACGAACCTTACGTCTACGCCTTTCTTCTTGATACAAGAGTTCTTCTCTAGAAAAGTGACTATCAATTTTTCTTTCTACGTCATTAGTAATCATAACAACTTTGTCAAAATCCTTAGCACCGACTTTATTTTCCAACAAACTCATCTGATTTGGGCAACCACAGAACTGTAACTTACTGCTACTGGTCAATTCTGTTTTACATTCTTTGCATCGTACAGTAATCATTTTCCTATGGTGAAATCAATTTGAGTTATTTATATGCTCGAAGAGGGGATCGAACCCCCGACAATCTCCGTGTAAAGGAGGTGCTCTACCGCTGAGCTATTCGAGCGATACACTACACTTATCCGTATGCTATATGGGCATCACACCCAGTATACTGACAGTTTGCAATGGAGTAAGACGCAGGTCCACCGCGAATATCAAAGAGGGCTGACTCCATCCATCATTCTGGGTGGCACCTTTGATTGGAACGTCTCAAGTTCCTGACTCCTCCACCTGGACTCGAACCAGGGACAGGGTGATTAACAGTCACCTGCTCTACCAACTGAGCTATAGAGGAATAAAAAGACCCGAAGGTCTTAGAAAAGTGGAATGGATTCCATAATATCCATATCACTACCAAAAGAAATATTCTCTGGGTTTGGACCCCAATTATATTGAAGTGCCTGTTTATCTAGGTTAGTAAAACCAAAGTATCTAAAAACAGTCAAACCGTTCCAGTTACCATAAACATTATAAGACATTATAGTATCTTCAGAAGTGAAATCTGGATGAGCACCTTCACCACGGGGATGACCAAGACCTAAGGCATGACCAATTTCGTGACGAAGAACATATCTTTCACGGGTATCAACAATGTTGTCATCATCCTTGATAAAGATTTTGATGCGGTTTTCACGGGCAGAAGCACGTCCAACTACAGCATCTTCAAAAGGATTTTTTTCATCCTCATCAAGTTCTAATCTAGTTGAGTCAGTGATTTCTTCTGTATGAATAAACCTAA